TTAACACACTAACATTAATACGATAAGAAAATGAAACTTCATATACAAGATAGGATAAAAAGCATATTTAATGATGCTGGATATTACTTAAAATTCGAATGCTTTCCTTATTATGGTTCTGGCAATAAAGCGTTGCCAGAAAACCATAAAGGAAGTAGAGTTACAATAAACGCTTATAAAAAGTTTAAAGATAGTAGCGGACTGTCCGTTAGATATAAAACAAATATTCTTAGGCAGGGAACTAGATTTGAATAATATTATTATTTAAGCTTGAAGATATTTTGAAATTAAATTAATAATAATTATATTTGCAGTATGTTTACATTTAAGCCATGTATGGGAATTGATGAATTATTGATTAATGATCAGTCATTGTGGCAATTAGAATATAAGAGCGAGGCAACACAAAACTTATTAGTATTCAAAGAAGATTATGTTATACTCACAACAGACTTAACAACAATGCTTGGATCAGAAATGAACACAACTTTTTATATTTACAGTTATAACTTTAGTATGAATTGATATGAAAAATCTGATATTGATTTTATTCTTAAATTTATTTATAGGATGTAATTCTATTGAATATATAATACTGAGATATCCAGACGGTAGATATGTATCATCATATACTTACATACCTTATTCATCATCTTATACAGGATCGAAACTTTTTGCAAAACGATTTATGTATTATAAAAATGCATTTAAAGCAGTAGATGTGATAAGAGAAAATGAAGAAGGGAAATATAAGTATCAAATTATTGAAGTGAAAAGTAATCCGCTTTTAAAATATATAAGGTAATGGCTGCACCAAAGAATAACCAATTCTGGAAACTAAGAAGTAAGCACGGAAGGGATAAGATATTTTCTTCACCTGCCATCTTTTTAGAAGCAGCAATGGAGTATTTTGAGAACGCAGATCAAAACCCTTGGTTTAAAAATGAAGTTGTTAAAACGGGTCAAGAAGCAGGAAAACTACTACCCGTTCCAACACAAAGACCATATACAATTGAAGCACTTTGTATTTTCTTAGACATAACGCATCAAACGTTTTTGAATTACGAAAAGGATGAGAAATATAAAGATTTTTTTGATGTCTTTACACACGTAAGGGATATGATAGAGAATAATCAGTTTGAGGGTGCGACCGTAGGAGCTTATAATGCTAACATAATTGCTCGTAAATTAGGGCTTGCTGATAAAAAAGAGCATGAAAGTCCAGATGGTTCAATGTCACCACAACCTAATATAATAGTTAACTCAAAAAATACAGGTAAACAGATTGAAAAACTTATAAAGGATGATAATAAACAGGTGGGTAGATAGTGAGGCTCTACATAAATGATGGTTGTAAAATGAGGACATAACAGCCTGTTTGTTATCGTACTGTAACAATGAGACTAACTAATTAATAATAAGATGATTAAAAATGTGTTTAGGACACACTAAATATAACGATATGTACATGGATTGCTATTCAAGAGAAGGAGAAATACAACAACAAAATAACGAAGGTTCTATTCAAGATGAATCTAAATTGACGACTAAATCAAAGATTGGATATAAATCTGGAGGTAAATTAAAATGGAAAGACAGGTTATCTCGTGAAGGTTTGAATAAAAATAAACCAAAAAATAAATCAGGATACCAAAAACTTAAAGCTAAAGTCAAAGAATTAGAACACGACATTAAAGTTCTAGTTAATGGATTTGAAACAGAAGAAGGGATGGATGTATTTATAAAATACAAAGATAAGTTCGAGTGCGTGGATGATATGAAAGATTGGGATGAGCGAATTTAAGACCACTTCAGTATTTGAAAAAAATATAATAGCATACAATCAAGGAGTACCATTAATAATAAATCAAGGCGGTACACGTAGCTCTAAAACATGGTCAATACTACAGCTACTATTCTTAATAGCAATTAATTCAAAAGAACGTTTAATTATATCTATTGTTAGTCGTGCATTGCCACACTTAAAGCTTGGAGCTATGCGTGACTTTGATCATATATTATTATCATATGGCATTATACCCGACAAGGTAAAGAATAAAACAGATAACTATTATCTAATAGGTAACTCATTAGTTGAGTTCTTTGGTGCAGATCAAAAGGATAAGGTACACGGACCAGCAAGAGATATTTTATTTATCAATGAAGTAAACTTTCTTAAAGAAGATATATATGATCAACTTGTTATACGTGCAAAAGGAACCGTATTTTTAGATTATAATCCTACACAAAGGTTTTATGTACATGATGAAGTTATGCCAAATAATAAGCACGTATTCATTAAATCTACCTATTTAGATAACGATCATCTAAGCGAACAACAAATAGCAAGAATAGAATCTAAACGTAAGAATGAAAACTGGTGGAAGGTTTATGGATTAGGTGAAGTTGGTATATTAGAAGGACAAATATTAACGCATTGGAGATATGGCGAGTTTAATGATGTAATTCCTTATATGTTTGGTTTAGACTTTGGATTCTTTCCTGATCCAGATGCTTATTTAAAGGTAGCTGTTGACCATAAGAGAGAAAAGATATATTGCAAACAGTTGATATACGAAACTAACCAAGGAACAAATGATTTAGTTAATGAATTAGTTAAACATACAAGCAAAAAAGAATTAATAATAGCCGAGAGTGCAACACCTAGAACTATTTACGATATAGGTAAACGTGGATTTAATATAAAACCAGTTAGTAAAACTAAAACTGTAGCTGAATGGTTAAGAGCCATGCAAGATTATGAGATAATAATAACAGAAGATAGTTATGATTTAGAAAAAGAATTATCAAATTATCTTTGGTCTGATAAAAAAGCAGGAATACCAATGGATGATTTTAATCACTTAATAGATGCAATGAGATATGTATTCATGGAAACGAAAAGGGGCTCTGGTAAAATCAAAAGAAGCCACCACAATAGATAACCCTAAGCTTAAGAATTTACTTAAAAAGGATTTAGAATACCAAGAAAATATAGTTAATATATTCCTGAAAGTTAGAGGTAGTGCATTACCATATTATAAATCTATAATAGATGTACCTTATCATAAGATAAGTAACATGCGTAAAATAATCAGTAAAGACACAACATTAATAGACACTATTGAAATAATACACATACTTACAGGACTTAGTTACAAAAAAATAACTAACCTCACGACATTAAAAGCAATCAAATTACATAACTTTGTCAAAGCCGGATTTGAAGAAATCATAAGGCTTGAAAAAACTTTAAGTAGAAAACATGAAGCTGCTGAGATTAAAGCAGGAGCCGAGAAGTTAAACAAGTATAGTGAAATGATTTCTATTAAATCAGTTATGGATTTTTATAATGAGCGATGGGAGCAATCAGAAGTAAGACCATATAAAGAATGTTTTGCAGTTTGGAGTATGAATGCAGATAAGAGTGATTTTGATAAGAATTATTTTAAAATAAAGACAGCTAAGAAATAATGGCACGAGTATTAATTAAAGATATTATAAAAGCAAAATCTATAGCCGATGGTTATGAGTTTGCTTATGGTCCAAGGTCGTTCTTAAATTATGAATTAACGTTAAAAGATTTAAAAAACGGGGTTACTACGGTTTTAATGATGCCCCAAGTTGAGCGTGGATTATATTTAACGGAGCGACCTTTTCCAAGTACAACTGAGTTTAGTTTATTTCTTCAGTTTGCAAGAAAATGGGAGTCGGGCAATGCAACTAAATCTAAACTTGATGAAACATATGATCAAAAATATGAATTAAGAATTGAAGACATGGAAACGGCGGCTCTTAATTTTATAAAAGAGTTAGCATGTGCTAATAATTTTAGGATGATAAGTCATAGCATTCAAGCTGAGATTAATTTATATGCTAGTAATGTTGATGCAGTTAATTGTGAATTTGTTTTAAGGACGGTATAATGGCTGAAAGTTCAATGTTTAATTTCCTTAATAAAAGCATAACTGACTTAAAAGCTAATGCTGATCGGTTAGGATTAACTTATACCGGTAAATATAAAGACGAATTAGAATCAAAAATAGATAAATCCGGCAACACAACCAAGTATCAAATATGGGGTGCTGAACACACAAACCATATTATCAATGGTCGTGGTCCAAACAAAGATAAATCAGTAAGTGCAGCAAAGAAATTATATCCCATTGCTTTAGAGTGGGCTAGAACAAAAGGACCAAGTGTGCAGAATGTTAAACAATTCGCTTTTAGAGTTGCTTTAAAGTGGGTTTATAAAGGAATACAAGTTCCTAATCAATATAATCCCGGGACTGCCGTAAGTGACGTAATTAATGAGCGTTGGTTTAGAGATGGAATATCTGCTACTGGGGGGGCTGTGTTGGCTGAATTTAATTCAGAAGTATTAAGATCATTAAAAAGAATATAATATGGCAATAACGGTATTAAACGAATGGCAATATTTTGATCCTAGTTTTACAAGTGATCTTGTGAGTGTTTTTTCAAAGCTTAATTTATATTATAGAGCTACAAAAACAAACGTAATTTATAGTACAGTAAAGGTTGAAAACACAGTTACATCAAATAGCGTAACATTTAGAACCATTGAATTAGATGAAGATGCTACATATAAATATTATACATTAGATGGAGAACAGTTTTTTAAATATTGGTACTATAATCAAGGTGGAGTTGACATGCCTGAGTTTAAACCAGTTTTTGATGGTGAATTTGTGAATACTGATTTTTCTCAACCTATAAGATTTACAATATCTACATATAAAGTAGGTGACATTCTTCTAGAAGATTCTACTAAAAATTATTACATTGCTCCGCTTGGAACAAAGATGCCTTCTAAATTTGGATTTAACTTAGGTGAATTCTATTCAATAAGAAATTTGGGACCATTAAAATTATCAAATAATACATTTAATCAAGTACCTATATATGGATCGTCTACTTTTGGAGGTTCTATGGAAATAAATAATTTAACAACAGGTAAGCAGTTATTTAATGGAGTGAACCCCGGTTCTATAGTTGGAACTAAGGCGTTGTATTTTGAGAAAAGAATACAAAACATATGGACATCGACAAATCTATCTGTATATAAACCACTTGATGCTACTGGTGTTCGCACATATAATCTAGGGACATATAATTATGGTGAAGTCGAAAGAGTTATTATAGATTTCGATAAAACAATATACTCAGATGATGGGTCAACAAACAATAGGGATGAGTTAATATTTACGTACACATCAATACCAACTGAAACATATACGTCAACTCAACAAAAAGACAATAATAAAAATCATATTACTTTTAATGAGAAGCCAACAAATGCAGGAAGCGGAACCGTAAATATAACTTTAAAAATAGATAACGCAGATGTATTTTCATCTACACATGTTTATTTTGAAAAGATGAAAGCTGTTGCAGAATTTACACCAGCGTATAGTGATTATATTTTAGCAAAAGGTCTTAATAAAATACATGTATATCATGGGACTGGTGATTATAATAGGGTCTTTGAAGTAGATTACGATCCATACGGGTGTTATGTTAATTTATTATTTAGTCATCCCCAATTTGGATATGTTAGTTATCCATTTGAGGGTATGAAAATAGAAAGCTCATCCGATATAGCGGGAAACGAACTAGATATATTTTACACAACTATGATTAATGTTAATAAAATATCTGAGCTTACTGGAATAGAATCAAATTCAAAAATAACAATAAGCTCACAAGTAAATAAAAAATATTGGGACATATTAAAAGAAGTATATAACTCGAGACATGTGTATTTATATGTTGGGGAAAATGGAGGGTTAGATAGTGAAGTTAACTGGATTGACGTTAGAGTATCTGGCAGTTTTAATTTAAATGAAAATAAATCAAAAACGAGTGCATTATTTACTATTAATCTTGAATTACCAACTAAATTTAATAATAGATTGTAATGGATTTATACATAGATAACGTAAGGGCAGACGTATTAAGAACTTCTTTTGCCATAAATTGGAGATGGTATGATATTGAGAATCCATTAAAAAGATATGCTGTTGCGTCTACTAATATGACACTGCCGTTTTCTGCAATAAATAATAATATATTTTCATTTACTAATATCGCTGGATCAGATTTAACTCCTGTTTGGGACGAAGTGGAGGCAAAAATATATTTCGGCAACTATTTAGCTTTGGCTGGATTATTAAAATTAAACAACATAGACATAACTAAAAAGCAATTTAATACAAGTATAAAGGGAGATAATAATGTGATTAATGATCTTAATGCAAATACTCCTAGAGATATAATGTCTGCCGATATGACGGCTAACATCCCTGTAGCGTGGAATACATTGTCATTAGCAATAGATAGTCTTAACTCTGGCAGTTATGGTTGGTTATTGCCTGTAATTGACGATGGAACAAATTTATTTGCACAGTCGGGAGCAACATTGGATTATGAAATTATTAGTGTGAATGATTTGAGAAGAAATGAATTATGGATTAGTTTAGATAATTTTATAACTAGAGCCTTTTCATCTGCGTCAATTGATTTAAAAATATTTGAATCCGGTTCTATAGTGAATTATTCGGCAAGCTCAATAAAAACAATTTGGGCTAATGAATATATGCCAGCATATCATATAGGATTAAAAGCGTCTACTCTAACTCCTAGAATTACAAGAACAGATACTGAGAGTAGATATTTTAATTCAGGACAGGGAGTTATTACTAATGCTAATATAATTGTATGTGGTGGATTAGATACGTTTGATGTTTTTAAAGAAGTTTGTAGGAAATTTAACATGGGTATATATATAGATCAAATAGATTCTAAAATAATAATGTTCGATTTAAATACAACTAACACGCCTACTATAGATTGGTCAGACAAATTAATATCACATAAAAAAACACCATTAATTAAGAATTACGCCAAAACAAATTATATTAAATTTAAACCTACAGATAATTTAGACGATACATTTGGTCAGATTACATTATTAAATAACCCAGCAATTAAATATATTAAAGACACAAAAACATTAGGGACTATTAATGTGGCTATCCCCGGTGTGTATGATTATTATGGAACAACGGGGATATTATTAGAATCTAACATATTTAAATTAGATTATTTTTCATCTAAAGGTGCATACAATTCATTAGTTTTATTAAATAAATCTAATCTTTCAGCTATTAATTTTAATGTCACCGTCTATTCAATATATGGGAATACAGCAGCATCTAAACAACTTTATAAAATGAGTTTTTTAGATAGTAGTTCATATTTTAATTGGATCGAAGATAAGGCTTTAGATATTAGTGAATCGTATGACACCGAAATAGAATTAAATTTAAGTGATTTGGTAGATTTAAGACCTTGGAATTTAGTTAAGGTAAAACAAATAGGAGAAGAATTCTATATTAATGAAATAAAAAACTTAAACTTTAATAGACCAGCAAAGGTTAAACTTATAAAATTGGCATAATGGCAGAAAAAATATTAATAGCAGAATTAGATATAGATATAGGTGATGTTTTAAAAGAACAGCAGGAGCTAGGAAAACAATTAACCGATTTAAAAACTCAATTAAAAGAAGCTAAGGGAACCACCTCTCAATATTCAGAAGAAAATATAAAAGCTGATGCTAAATTAAAAGTATTAAATAAACAATATGCTGCAAATCAAAGAATAGTTCAGGGCTTAACTATAGCGCAAAAAGGAAGCACTGCAACGGTAGCAGAATCAAGATTAGCTGTTAGTGCTTTAAGTGCTGAGTGGGCAAAATCAGCTAAAACTTTTGGAGAGCAAGATGCTAGAACTATAAAATTAAAAAATGAACTAGGAAAATTAAACGAAGGACTAAAGCAGCAAGAGGGAAGCTGGGGAAATAATACTCGAAACGTAGGAGGATATGAAGATGCTATTGCAAAAGTTACTGGTGGAGCTAATTCTTTAGGAACAGCCTTGCCCGGAGCTGCAAAAGGAGCTGGTATATTAAATAAAGCTTTAAATATATTAAAAGCAAACCCAATAATATTAATTATAACAGCTTTAATAGCTGCTGTTCGCGGGCTTATAAAAATATTTTCAAAAAACGAAGCTAGTGTAGATAAGTATAATAAGATAATGAAACAACTTGGAGCGATCATTGATGAAATAACAGCTAGGGTTGGAAAATTTTTCAAGGCATTTAAGAATCTTTTAACATTAGATTTTAAAAAGTTTGGCGAGGAAGTAAAAGAATCATTTACTGGAGTTGCTGATTCTATAAGAGATGCTGCTGCTGCTGCTCGTGAGATTGCTGATTTAGAAGTATTAATAAGAAAAGAAACAATAGCCACAACCGAAGCACAGGCACAAAGAAGAAAACAAATTGCAGAACTTATATTATTAACACGAGATGAAGCGAAAAGTTTTGAAGAAAGGCGTAAAGCTTTACAGCAGGCAAATGCTTTAGAGGTTGCTAACTTAGAAGATCAATTAGCATTACAGCAAAAGCAAGTTGATTTAGCTGAAAAAGAATTAGCTGCAACTCCTGAATTCCAAAGAAATGATGAACAAAGATTAAAAGTAGCACAAGAACGAGCAAAGCTTTTAGATTTAGAGACTGCATCAATAACAAGACAGAGAGAGTTATTTAATCGGGTAAATGAATTAAACAATAAAGCTAATGCAGAACAAAAAGCCGCTTTAGAAGCAGAAAAAAAACTAGAAGAAGAAGCTTTAAAAATAAAAGAAGAAGCAGCAAAGCGATCTATAGAACTATTAAACATTGAATTAGAGGCATTTAAATTAACACAACAAACTAAATTAGAAGAAGGTAAACGAATTACCGATGAATTATATTTAAATGAAGTCGCTCGATTAGAAGAGTTAGCTGCCAGAGAACAGGAAATAAATCAAGCTAAATTTGATAATGAGTTAATTCAGAAAGAAGAATTTGAACTTCGAAAAGATGAGATAGACGCACAATTTAGAGAACAAAGAACAGCACTTGAAGAAGAAAGAAAACTTCTAGAAACAGAAGCGGCTTTAATTGATGAGGAAAATCGTAGAGCCTTAATGGAAGAAAATCTACTAGTCGATTTTGATATACGTTCTCAATTATTAGAACAACAAAGGCAAGCTGAAGTTGCCACAGCTAATGCTCTAGGTGCTGACGTTGCTTTGATAAACAGAAAATTTGCTCAATTTGAAATCCAAATAGAAAAGCAAAAGCAAAATGCAAAATTAAGTTTAGCTTCACAAGCTGCTGGAAATATAGCTTCTATATTTGGTCAAGAATCTAAAATAGGTAAAGCTGCCGCAATTGCACAAACAACAATTGATACTTATAAATCAGCACAAGCTGCATATAGTGCTTTAGCTGGGATTACGGTTGTTGGTCCTGTACTTGGTGCTATCGCTGCTGCTGCCGCTGTGGCTGGTGGTATAGCTAATATAAATAAAATAAGACAAACAAGCACAAGTGCTTCGGGTTCAATTTCTACCCCAAGCGTTTCGTCTGCTGGCATAAGTGGACCATCGGTTTCTTCTGGTGCCTCTGCTTCAACTGGAGGCGGGATAGGATCATTATCATCATCTAATTTAGGTGCGAGTTTAACAACTCCATCTACGGGTGTTCAGGCGGCTCAAACAGAAGCTATACGAGAAGGTGTAGGAACTGCATTGCAAGAAAATCCAAACGTATTAGTTCTTGAAGAGTTTCAAGAAGTACAGGGTCGCCAAGTTGAAGTTAATACAGATGCGGAGCTTTAATTTGATTCATCTTTTTTATATGAATTAGTAATCACATCTATTAATTGAGTGATGTTTTTAATTTCATCATTGTAGGCTCTGAATATCTTCTGCTTAGTTTTAGTATTAAGCTTATATTCTATTCTATCCATAAAGTCCTTGACTTGTTTTGTTAGGACTGTTTGCTTCAGTATTAGGTTGCTGTGTAAGTCTATCATTTGTTTTTATAATATAATCGTTTAATTCCTTTATGTGAAATAGAGATTGAACCCATATCAATTATTTGTTCTGATATCTCTTTGAATTGCGGTGCCAAATTTTTGCTTGGATCAATAGTTTTATAAACATAATATTCTAAAGATATTGTATCTTTCTGTTTATCAGTCAGTGATGTATTTATAAACCACTGAGGAATCTGATCAAAATCTAATGTTATCATATAGTTATGAATTAATAACTACAAATATAAATAAAAAAATTAGATATTACGTACTTTTGTTAAAGAAATTTTAAATAAATATGAGTAGAGCGTATATTGCGATTATCGGAGAAGTAGGAGAACAGGTTCGGCTTGAAGATATTGTTGCACAAACTAACATGCACAAAGATTCAGAAGAACTGTTTTTTTTAGTAGCAGGACCGGGAGGTGATGCTGATGAAGGAGAAGCCATTGCAAATCATATAGCAAGTTTAAAGCAAAGAACTATAGCTAAAAATGTGGGTGATGTAGCTAGTATTGATGCTAATATATATTTAGCATGTGACTATAGAATTTGGGATAAACCAAAGGGTAAGTTTTTGATTCATAATCCATGGATGACAGTTGAGGGTGATAGTTCTGAATTAAAAGAACATGCTGAATTTTTATCTCAATATGAAACAAGGATAGCTAAGTTTATATCGGGTCAGACAGGATTAGATATTGATACAACTAAATCATTAATGAATAAAGATGATTTTCTTGATAACGATAATCTAAAATCTTTAGGTATAGCACATGAAATTATTGAAAGTGAATTCAAGGCAGTAGCCAAATTAAATAAACAAAAAAAAGAAGAAATGGACAACAAGGTAGTAGAGGAAAAACTTGGCGTCATTGAAGCTTTGTTGAAAAAATTAGGTGTAAAAAAACCTAAAGCAATAATTCTTCAAGATGCAAGTGGAATTGGAATTGAATTTCCAGACGTAGAAGAGGGCGTTGACCCTGTAGTTGGAGATAAAGCGACTGTAGATGGCGCACCAGCCGAAGGGGAATATGTAATGCCTTCGGGTGAAACATATGTTTTTGCAGCGGGAGAATTAACTAGTATTGTTCCTGTGGAAGATGAAACAGAAGCAATGAAACAAAAGATTGCAGAGCTTGAAAATCAATTAGCGGAAGCAACGGCAAGTAAAGAAACTTCAGAGCTGGCTTTAGCTAAACAAAACGAAGAATCTGAAAAGATTAAAGTAGAATTTGAAAAGCAATTGGAAGAAGTTAAAGCTTTAGTAAAAAGTGACACTAAACATGAAGATAAGAAAAAGGATGAAAAAGATGATGGTGTAAAATTAAGAGTAGGATATAAACAAAAAGAGAAATAAAAATGGCTAGTTTAATTGATTTATCAGGATTGACATTAAATCCTGAAGAAGTAAGAGCGGCAAGCGAAGCAATATTTGAAAAAGTATTCGTAAAGCCTGAATTGGAAGCAGTACACTCTATTAGAACAGGAATCACAATGAAAACACAGATTCCTTTTTATGGTAAGTTTGGTTTAGTTGGTAAAGCTGATCCGGGATCATGTGCTGTAAACGATGAAACACAAACAATTTCTACAACTGAGAAATATTGGGAACCTGAACTAATCTCTTATAGATTAACTCACTGTCAAGACAATGTAAGTGAGCTTTATAAGATGTGGGAAAAAGCTAAGAAGGTTAATCCTGACGAGTGGGAAATGATTGATAATGGAATGGTTGCATTCTTAGAAGATAGAACTGTAGATGCTTCAACTGAGGCTATCTTGAGATTAACCTCTTTTGGAGATACTGCTGCTGATAACGTTTCAGGTGGTGGACTAATCACTAATGGAGTTGATAAAACTTATTTTACTCCTATTGATGGACTATGGAAACAGATTTATACAGGAGTAGCAGCAACAACTATTATTCGTTATACTATTACAGAAAATAGCGCAGCTTCATATGCAGCTCAGGATTCATTAGCTTCAGATAGAGCATTAAAGATTTTCCGTTATTTATATAGTAATGCAGATGCTAGAATGATGTCTGAAGGTAATATTGTATTTCAAGTTACCAGAACTATTTTAAATAACTGGCAAGATTATTTGGAAGATAAGTCTTTAGTATTTACATTACAGGAGGTTCAAGATGGAACAACTAAATTAACTTATCGTGGTATTCCTATTGTAATTCGTCATGATTGGGATCGCAATATACGATCTTATCAAGATAACGGAACTACTTATAATGATCCACATAGAGTAATTTTAACTGACTTAAATAATATTCCTGTTGGAACACCAGAAACAGAATCATTTAAAAAGTTAGATATGTGGTATGAGCGCAAAGACAAGAAGCATTATATTGATGCGGCTTTCAGATTGGATGTAAAAGTTCTTGAAGAGTATATGATCGCTGTAGCATATTAAGAAAGGAGATAAAATGAAAAAGATAATTATATTATTATTAATGTTTGTGCCGTTATTTTTAGCGGCTCAAACTGTAGTTTCAGAAGATATAGTATTAACTCAATATGGTGGAGTGGGTGACACATTAAACCTAAACGATGTTGTAACAGACACTTGGTATATTGATGAGTTTTCAACAGATGCTGAGGTTTATTGGGATATCGATAGTTTATCTGGCACCCCTTCTGTTAAGTTAGGTTTTTATGGAAGTTATGATAATTCAGAATGGATTACGATAGACGAATCAACATTAACAATAGCTGTAGGAGATACTACTTTTGTGCAAAGTTCAGGTACGTTTCTTTATCCTTACTTAAAAAGAGAAGCAACGGCAGTTACTAACGCACAAAATATAAAGTATAGATCAGTAATTGTAATTAAAAAGAATTGATATGGCAGAATGTTTAGATGCAATTGCACAAGGCATAACTAATGACTGTACAAAACAGCCCGTAAGAGGTCTTGTGAAAAAAGCTTGGATAGGATTAGTAGGTGATTTTGCTGAAACTCCAGATGGTACTAACGCAAATTTAATAACAGCTATTGCAAATTCATCAGGAAAACAATTCTATCCTGTGAATGCTTATAGACAAGATATAGATGCTGGGTTTGATTTGGTAGTATCAGAGAATTTACCAGAAAAATATGCTCACTATTTTAAAGTTGAACCATGGGACGAAAATGCAGATCAAGTTAATAATCTTGATGGAATGAATAAGATCGTAGCCATAGTAGAGCGAGAAGGTGGGTCCTTAAAAGATAGTGGTGATGGTGCTTTTCAAATTTATGGATTACAACACGGACTTTATAAGTCGTCTGCTACATTTAGGGCAAATGATAATGAAGGAGTTCCTGTTTATGAATTCATATCGAGAGAAGGACAGCAAGAATCACATTCTAAATATGTATTTTTCGATACTGATTATGCGACTACTCTTGCAGCAGTTGTGGCTTTAGAAACTCCGGGAGTATAATGGAGTTAATAGATAAGATTCTTTCAACCGATATCCATGAGGCTATAGAAGTTTATAAGGATGAATTAAAGAAGTTGGGCAATGAGTTATATGGTATCCGTTGCGGCTCTTGTGGAAATCGGTTGATTGAAATTTATATTAAGTTGAGTAAAAACGGACACCAAATAATAAAAGCAAAAATGGATAGAATAGCTAGATTAAAGAAAAACGTAGTCCTTAGAATTGGTTCTATGGGAATCACATGGACTAATGAATCTGTTGATTTTACAGATAAAAAAGCATTGGAAGTTATTGAAAAGTTTCCTGCAATATCAAAACAATTTGAAGTTTTACCAAAAGCAGAGATAAAAGAAAAGACTCCAATGGAATTACTTAAAGAAGAAGCTACAGAATTAGAAATTGAGTTTGCTGGAAATATCAGTAAAGCAAATTTACAAAAATTAGTAGACGAAAAGAAAGCTGAGTAATGGGTATAATTAAGGGCTGGCAAATAGTAAAAACTCCACCAAGAAAAAAGGAGAAGTTTAATAATAATTTAGGTATAATTCAGAATGGCATGGAAAATGATTATCCTACCAGAATGGAGTATGCAGTAAATAATTCAATAACAGCTAAGGCGTGTGCTAATACTTACAAGCGATTTTTAATTGGAAAAGGATTTGAAGATGCAGCCCTTAATAAAATAATAGTAGGAAAAGACGAACAAAAAAATACTAACATAACAGCATTAGATGCATTAATAAGTATAGCGCACGAATTTAGTAGGCATAATGGAACTTGGATAAAAACAGGATATAATGGCAATTTAGAAGTAAATTCATTATATATAACACCTTCAAAATATTGTAGGTTTGGTAAAGAAGATTCTAAAAAATTTAAAGGTAAAATAGCAGTCTATGACAATTGGGATTATATAACTAATCCTAGTGGAGAAAAATTTAATAAGAGTGAAATACAGATTTATAATATCTATGATAAGAAAAAAGATAATATTACTTATCAAATAACCGGGAAAAAGAAACCTAAAGAAGCCGATTTAATAAAAGGACTTCAAACATGGAAAGGTCAAATATACTTTAAGTTTATTGATAAAGAGTTTACTTATCCATTAAGCCCTATTGATGTTGAGCAGCATGATGCAGATACAGAATTTCAAATATCATTATTTAAGAATGGTGAATTAAGACGGGGGTTCTTTGCTAAATACATGCTAATACATGAAACATTTGAAGATGACGCTGATTACACTGATTTTTTAAGTACAGTACAAAGCTTTGAAGGTGCTAGTGAAGGTGGCTCGATTATGACAGTTGAAGTAGATAAGCTTTCTTCTGATGATAAAATGACTCCTGTGGCTCCTTTTGTAATGCAAAAGATAGAACAAAATATAAATGATGGTTTGTTTGAAAAATACGAGACATCAACAGCAAACAATATTCGTAAAGCTTACAATAACTTACCACCTGTATTGATAGATTATCAAGAAGGAAAATTAGGAGGTACAAGCGGAGAATCTATAACCGCTGCTGCCGAATATTACAATCAACAGACGGAGATGGATCGAATGGAGATAGAAACTATTTTCAAAGAGTTGATGTCTAACTGGCATATACCAGAATTAAGAGATAAGGAATGGAAAATATCAAAACTAACATATGGCACTTCTAATAACGGAAACGGAAACGAGAACAATTAAGCCATTTTCTGAGAATAACTCGGATAGGTTTGAAGAAATAATGGAGGAAGTTCAAATAAATGAACTTCAGGATTTATTAGGGTTTGAATTATACCAAGATTTAATTAATAATCCTGCAAGTCCACAGAATGCTATTTTATTAAACGGTACTATTTGGACTTATAACGATCAATCATTAAAGATGCATGGCTTAAAATACGTTTTAGCACATTATTTTAATGCTAATTACACAAGAGAAATAAGGAAACAAGATACTTTCTCAGGATTAGTTCAACATAATTTTGACGAATCTAATCAAGTTAGCGAGAATGATAGACGTTTAACTGAGTCGAGAGCAAGAGAAACGGCTGCTAAGTTTTGGAACGAAGTAAGATTATACTTAGATAACAATTCGGATACTTATACTTATTGGTATTGTGGCTCAGGAAGGAAAGTTTTTAGACCTAAAATGAGAAGATTAACAAAGCTACATACTAATAATATAGAAACAATATATACGAACCCTAAAAGATGTTGTCCATGAGTGAGTTAACTATTGGAATAGATATGGGCACATATACCCCTGCCGATAATGGTTATACGATAACGTTAAATGAGCTTGATTTTACATTGAATTTTGAGCAAATTGTTCATATTGAAAATATGACACAGGGTAAGTTGTATTATAAAATAGCAGATAGATTATATTCAAATGCAAAAAATATATCATTATCAAATAATGTAATAACCATACATAGTCAGGATAATAAACCAATACAGAAAGATGATGAGATAAAAATAAAGGTAGATGGAATTTCTAACACCCAATATCCAGTATCTATAAATGGTGATAGCTTATATGCTAGTGATATAGATATTGTAAATTCTGACAATGGAAATTTTAGCGGTACCGTTTTAGATTATTTCACAAGTTTGAAAAGTGTTAATACTGATTCTACATCAAATAATCCTAAAACTATAAAAATATGGCTTAATAGAACTATTCAAACTCATGCAATAGGTTTTGGATGTGATGATTTATCTAAATCGTTTTCTAATATAGTAATTAAAGCTTTAGGCTCTGGTGAGGCTGTGAGATATACAGACGATAGATATCAAAATGATAGTACGAAAAGAAATAGTTTTTTATTAGAGTTACCGCCATTGGCATTAAATGGAATATTAATAGAATTTCATACTACCGATGAGGTTTGTTTATCCAATTTAATAGTTTTTAAAGCTAATGATATTAATTCAAGGATAAAGGCAGTTAGTAGTTTAACTGGTAATGTAGAAACAGTCACATCTTATAGAAAAGCACTTGATGTTAATCCAGCTTACGTACATAGAAAAATCGTTAATGAAACATTTCATCAAAACACTGGCATATCATCAAATTTATCTAGTCCAGCATCAGTAGGTGATACTTCTGTTGTTGTGGTTAGTTCTGTTGGGTTTACGATTGGAAGTGAAATTGTTATTTGTGAGGGCGAAACTAGAGAAATAGGTCTTTTAACAATAACAGGAATAGTTAGTAATACTCTAATACTAGATAGACCATTAGCTAACGATTATACTGTAGGGTTAAATGTTTGTGAAGTTATATCTAATATGGCTGTTTTAGGTACATTAGCGTCTCCATCTGTGTTTGAAATAAAACCACCATTAAATACAGTTTGGCAAATAACAAGATATTTACCTAATATTGTAGATAACTTAGCAGCAGATGATAGTAAATTTGGGGGAACCGCAGCTTTAACTAATGGAGTAGTTTTAAAAGCTACTACCGAAGCTGGTAGGAGTGTGGTTTTTTCAAATTGGAAAACAAACGGGGATTTAAAATTAGATATGTATAATGTGGATTATACCGATAAAGCTGGTGGGGGTAATTATGGAGTTAACGGAAGATGGACATTTACATCATCTGAAGTTGTTGCGGAAATTGACGGAAGCGACCCATTACAAAAATTAGAAATATTAATACAAGATAACTTAACTGCTTTAGTTGATTTTAGAATTAAGGCGCAAGGACGAGTATTTAGCCCATAGTATTATGAGATATAAGACAATTTTAAATAGAGTAAATAGATTTATATTAATATATTGGCATAAAATAAGATATGTAAGATATGCTATCTTATTTTTATTATTAATAGCATCATATTATTTTAAATGGAATTATGATTTAATTTTACCATTTTGTTTGATGTGGTTTTTTATGGAATTAAAAAAACGGAGATAAAGATATGAGTACAGAATTAGAAAGATTATCAGGCAGCCACGGATGTGATACGGTAGGAGTAGAAACATTTAACGCTCCAAGTGGAAAAGCTATTTATGCTATATGGTGTAGAATAGATGGAGCTACAATAACATCTTATAAAGAATTACAATCATTTGGACTAGAAACAGAAGCTGAGGTATCTGTAAGTACAGGAACTAAAATAAGCACACCTATGGTGCTTGGTGAATTATGGACTTTTGATAAACCTTTAAGTCAAGTTGTTTGTTCTGTTGAGGGATTAACTGTATATTATGTTTCAAGATGATAATAACACCATTAAATACAATTTTAAGAGGGGCGGCACAAGCTGGATTTACAGAAGAATATCAAGCTGTTTTAGATGCTTGGACTATTAAGCCAGATGCATCAGTAAAGAATGCTCAAAATACTATGGTTAAAACTTTAGTTGATAATGGCATTTGGAGTAAATTAGATTTATTATACATTTACGCAGGGCACACGAATGATAATGGGGAAAGTTTAATTAATTGGATAAATCCTGCAACTTTTCAAGCTACATTGTATAACAGTCCGGCTTTCGTGTCACTTGAAGGATTTACGGGGAATGGAACAAGTGCTAAGATAGGGCATAATTGGATTCCTAATACTGACGGAGTTAATTATCAACAAGACTCAGCTTCTCTTTTTGTATACTCCAGAACAAACAATACAGAAAATGTTTATGATGTTTCTGCGTGGGGTGCGCCTTATTCATTAATGAGATTAAGAACTACTGGAGATCAGACTGTCATGTATTTAAATCAAAATGGTTCAACAACAACAGCAGGACAAACAAATTCTTCAGGTTTTTATGTATCTACAAGAAATGACGGGGTTACATTAAAAGTTTATCGAAATTCTATAGAAATAGATTCAGAAGCAGACGCATCGACTGGAATGTCTGCAAATGAATTATTTTCATTAGGTGATAGTTCGCATGGAACTTGGAGCACAAAGCAGTTGAGTTGTTTGGGAGCAGGAGCAGGGTTATCCCCTGCTGAAGTTACAATACTAACAAATGCAATAGAAGCATATATGGACTCTAATGGTAAGGGGGTTTTTTTTTAACTAATTGGGATGATAATTTAACTTGGAATGACAATGAAAAAATTATATAAAATACTATTAATTAGCTTGTTACTTTTAAATAGTATATTTTCACATTCGCAAAATGTTGAAAAAGTACAAAATGGAGAATCTATGGTTTTGGTAAGACAGAAAATCAACACGATTATATCTAAAACAAACACCACAGACACATTGACTAAAAATTACGTTTTTGGGGATGACTCATTTATAACAAGCGAAACAGATCATTCTTTTAATTTTGGAAAAAATAATAAATTATATGGTGATAAATCTGTAATTATTGGTAATAATAATCAATCTGGTGGTTTTTTTGTAGGATTAAGAGGGAATGGTGATTCCATTAAATTAGATGGTGCTTACGGAACTATGCTTAATAATAACGGTCGGTTATATAGGGGATATGGTATTACATTAGGCAGTCAGTCAATAGTAGATGGATATATGAGTGTGTCTGCTGGGACTAATACAATTTGCTCATCCAACGATGCTCATAGTGAAGGTAATGAAACTGTAGCTGGTAGGAGGTTATATTTTGAGGTAGAAATTACGGCAGGAAATGACGGTGAGGATTATTATGATATAGATGGAAGTGGAGTGTCACCATTTACGGCATTAGGTGACCAATCAGGTCAGTTTTTTGCTTCGGTAGATAGTGGTGCATATAATTGGGAATCAAAAGTATTTTGGGATTATCCCTACTTTTTTATAAATACAGATAATAATGGCTTACTTCAGGTGCAATGTACGGGCGTTAATTACAATGCTGAAACAAACAAAACAAGGGTTTATTATGAAGGTAATTATCCTGATATAACATGGATTACATCATGTAGATTTAATTCAACAGGGACAGGAATTCATTCTGAAGGTAAATTTACAAGTGCATCAAACGGTGAAGGATCGCACGCAGAAGGAATGTTTAGTAGAGCGTGGGGAGGTGTTGGAACACATGCAGAGGGGTATTATTCATCAGCTACTGGGGCTACTTCTCATGCACAAAATTATGCAACATTAGCAAGTGGTTATTATAGTCATGCACAAAATTATTTTACTACTGCATCTGGTATATCTTCAACGGCTATGGGAGAAAACACAATAGCAGAGGGTAGGGGATCACTAGCATTGGGCTTAGAATCAAAGACTAATGATAATTATGAAGTTGCTTTCGCAAGTGGAAAATTCACTAATATTGGTGATGCACAAGGAATAAAATATGTTGTAAAAGGAATCACAACATCTGTTGGACCTAATGTTTCTATATTAAAAAAAATACGTGAACATACTGCATACACTGGGTTAACAATAGTTACTGGTGTTCAAACAACAAACACATTTGGAAGAATAGGAGAAGCTGGTAGTTGGACAATTAAATGGGGATTTTCTATCGATGATAAATATGTAATTGATTCTGTTAATATAACAGATGATAAAATATATTATACAGGTGATTCTTTAGAAGTAAATGATGTGTTGTGTTATGCTTCTTATACAGATTCATTAGAGAATACAAATGGAACTCCAATAGGGGGTTTATCTTCATCCTTTAAATTATATGTTCACACAAGCGGTAAAGATGGAGATGGGTTATATGTAAAAATAAAATTAACGGCAGGTGGTTCAGTGCGAGATTTAACAGATGCCCAAGAGTCTTTTTATCATACAATGCATAGATATTATATACATGAGCCAACAACCGAGCTAATAAATTGGAGTTTTACTAATGATGGTGACGATGTAGGCAATGGAACAACAACAGGCATAAGACCAACGATGTATAGTAGAGTTACATATGATGAAATGAGATTTTACTTATATGGTTTAGCTGATAGAAGTATAAGGTGGGTAATGAATTCAGATGTAACAATGGTAGGAACAGAATAAATAATATAACTATGAAAGACTTAGAATTAATTTTTAGAGTACCAGACGAAGACCCGCCACCTCCACCGCCAGATGATGATGATGATGTACAAGCGCCACCTGAATAATAAGAAATTTAATATTCTGATAACATTATTATTTATTTTGGGTCTTTATCATTTAATAATGTTTGGAATTAAAATAAATGCATTTGGATTAAGTGACGAATGCGTTAAAACAATAACACCGATAATGTATAGGTTTTATCATTTAAGCTATAATTTATTGGTAATAATTGGAATAGTATTAAATTGGAATAAAAATGTATATAAAATTTTATGGTATTTTGGATTTAAGATACTTTATAATTTATTATTATTTATCCCAATCATAAAAGATAAATTACATTCAAGTTTTATTGATGGTGTTTCTTTTGGTATTTTGATAATAATAACATTAATATTAATATTTGATGAAAATAGGTAGAAAGGTCGCAGATTTTCTATTACATACGTTTTATATAATGTTCTTAGTATTATTATCGCTGTTTATATTTTGGAAAGTTTACGCAGAGGAATATATTAAAATATACATAGAAACACATATTCATGATACATATGGTCAATATATAATAAGAACATATAAAGATTGTGAATTAATAAAAAATTATGATTTACCTGTAAAAGATGACAACGGAGAAAGTAGAGAAATTGGAAATTGATGTAGCTGTTATTAAAACAAACATCGAATCATTAAAGGACGACACTAAATCGGTAAAAAACTTATTGAAGTGGTTTATTGTTTTATCATTAACAATACTAGCATTGGTTAGCGCTAATATATGGTCATCTTCTGGTAGTAGAAAAGTTCAGGAATTACATAATAAAAATATGCAAGAGATATTAATTCACAATTCAACAGTTATAGGAGATATGGCTAAGCAGGGAATTGAACACGGATGGTATAAACCATCAAAGGAAGCTTATCGGAATGCTAAATAATTGAAATAAAAGACTAAAATTATGACACTATCAGACAAACAAGATGTATTCTTAGGTAATCAAGCAACATTAATTGATTATATCAGAAACGTACTTAAACTAAAAGTAACTGCGACATGGTTAGGTCGGGATAAAGCTAAACAGGCTGAGCTTGTTAGAAAAGGATTATCGAAAACAATGAAATCAAACCATTTAACTAATACGGCTATTGATTTAAATATTTTTATGAATGGTAGAATTCTTAACCATTATAAAAAAGATGATCTAACAAAAGACGAATGGATAACATTAACTAAAATCGGTATGTTTTGGGAAAATCTTGATAAAATTAATCGTTGGGGTGGTTTCTTTGAATCTTTTTACGATCCCGGACACTTTGAAATGAATGTAAATTAAAAACGGATATTATGAAATTTAAAATTGTAATGACTTGGTCAAAAATAATGGCTTTAATTCTTTCCCTACTTGCTTTTTATATTGACATTAAGAATAACTTAGGCGGAACTGTGTTTATGTTCTCAATGCCTTTTGTAGTTTTTTTAATTACCGGCAAACAGTTTATTGATAAAAATAAACCAATTAAGCCATGAAAATTCTAAGCTGGATATTAAAAGCATTTGATTTTATAAAAGGATATATAGAACTAATAAAAACGGTTTTAATTATTATTGCTTTTGTAAGTTCATTTGCTGGAATTAAAAGTTGCATTAATCAAAAGAATGATAAAGATAATGTTGTAAATATCATTACAAGCGAATTAAAGCAAGTAAAAACCGAGTCAGGTAAAAAAGCAACACAAGCTGAAAACTGGGAATTTAAATACAAAGCACTTAAAAAAGTAACAGGTGAAATTTCGCAAGAAAACAGCGATTTAAAGAACGAATTAATTGAAGCACGCAACACTATCAAAGATTATGGAATTCGTGAAAAAGATGTACAAAACTACATAAAAAACGAACTTGTAAGCAAGGATTCAATCAGAACAAAAGTTATATTTTTAGATGGTGATAATATTGAGATAAAACCAATAAGAAAAGATCATATTAAAATAGACTTTGTTCAAGATAGTAATTTCTTAGATGTTATTTACGAATATAATGCAAGTGTTCATACGATAATTAGTCGTTACCCTGAATTAAAAAACAATGGTAAAAAGCATTTCCCAAATTGGGGTTTTTTATTCGGTTGGGATTATCATACAACATCAACAATAAACGATCCAAATGCTAGTATAGTTAATTTAGTTGAAATAACATTTGATAAATAAATTGGGTTTCCCTTTTTTATTTAAAATATTATTCCGATATTTGTACTTTCATGATTAATTTTTTGGGTTCATAATTGTAATTTTTCCTTAGCGCATCTTTCCGGGTGCGCTTTTTTCGTATCTTTTTTAAAAATAAATTAATTATTTTATCATAAAAGTTTGTTTATATGAAAAATTAGTTTACATTTGTATAAGAAATTAATCATTAAAACTTTGCATTATGAAAACTTCAGAATTAAAAAAAGTATTAGAAACTTTAATCGAAAAACACGGAGATCAAGAAATTAGAATTGATGTTAGAGATTATTTCTCTAAGTATGGTTCTTATGCTACTATTGATGTAGATACAACTGGACATATTTGGCATGGAATTTTTTGCCCTACTGAAAATGAAGTTAGATTAGATGTTCACTTAGAAGATAATATTGATGGCAAGCATCCAAAGATAACATTTAGATCATAATCTCGCAGTTCCCGCAAAAGTCTGCGGGATTACTCACGCCTCCGATAAAAAGGGGGCTTTTGTGGTATAACCAAAACAATTAATTATGAAAACAATAACAGTATCAATATTCATGAATAATACCATCGTAAAGAAAGACTTTAGATTAAAAGTTTTAAGCGATGATGAGATTGAATATAGAATAGAGAAATTCATTGAGCTTGTAAAGACTGAGATTATATCAGGAGAAAACGAATATGTACAGGCTAATGATTTAATGGTAGAGATTAGTAAATTCACTTATAAAATTAGTTAATATGGAAGATCAATTAATAACATTCGAAACTGCTAAGTTAGCAAAAGAAAAAGGATTTGATTGGAAAGTGACACATCATTATAGAAATGGATTAAATTACGATAAAGAACTTTTTAATGGTGGTAATCCGTATAATATGAATTGTTCTGAAGAACAAAAGCTATGGAGTGTGATGTTATATTCTGCTCCAACTCAAAGCCTACTTCAAAAGTGGCTAAGAGAAAAAAAAATACTAATTGAGGTTAGGCCTGTAGATGATTGGGATTGTTGGAATTATCAAATCGCAGGTGAAGATTTCTTATCTCCTTTACGTGTATTATTAAAAAGAATATCAGAATATCCTACATACGAAGAAGCCTTAGAAGAAGGATTAAAAGATGGATTAAGATTAATTAATAATATAAAATAATGAACGACTTCAGAATAAAAGAAGCTGAGAAACACAGCAAAGAAAAAGGACTAAAACTAAAAAGAAGCGAATTAACCAAACTTCTTAAACCACATAGTTCAGAAGATTCAAAAAGGCATTTAAGCTCTAATCTTTTTGGTGATAGGATAAAGTTTATTCACAGGTCTTGGATAGCAAAAATATGCACCTTTTATGGCGTTGACGCAAACTTTCTATTCAACATTAAGCCGATGAACTCAACTAGCTCAAATAAGGTTAAAATAGCCTTAGAAATCGATTGTGATAATCGTATGGATTCGATAATTGAAGCTGAAGAAATACGTATAAAAATCGAGCGTGAATTTGATATTAAAACTAAACTTATTATATCATGAACGAACTTACAATTATAAACGAAATTCTGGAACTATTAAAAAGATTTCTAGTAATGAGAGATCATAATAAATCATTAATGTATGCTATTTTAGATAACTGTACAATAGTATATGAAATCAATAGTATGAGATTAATTAAATTAGGACGTACAGATATTGATAACTACACAAAAACAACTGCAAAAGAACTAGCTAAATTAGATTTAATTCCAACCGGTAATGAATTGAAATTTGGATTTGAAAAAGAAGTAATTAGCAGTGTTTCTAAATTAGAATTAATCTCTATTGTTGAGCTTTTAAAGGCTGATTTAAAAAGTGAATTACATGTTATAGAACATATTGAAAAGCTTGATTAATTAATTTGATTAGGTTAAATTTGGTAAACTAAAAAATTGAACCATGAAAAAGAAACTATTCAACATTGATGCTTATGAAGTATCAGTAACTATAAGAAGCTGTTTAAATAATCTACAATTAAAAACAGCTAATAAATGCATTGAAAACTTTTACACTAAATGGTGTATTAAATTAACTCCAGAAGAAATTGTAAAATTCAAATTAAAAGAAACAAAAGAAGAGTTAATTGAGATATCAAACGATAAAGCAAATGAGTTATTAATTAACCTTAAAATGTCTTATTATGCATAAATACGTACAAACATTTGAAGTTATAAGAATCTTCGAAAACGATGAAGATGCAAAACAAGCAGGATTTTTAACTGCTAAAAACGAGCGTAAAAAGTTTGATAATCAATGTAAATTTTTAAAACTTGAGAGATTAGACGGGTTGATTCCTGTTGAGATAGAAATTAAATAAAAAGATATGAAAGCATTATTAACAAAAATTCAATTAGTATCTGATGCAATTAAAGGCATCGAAAAAGATATGAAAGTAGGGACTGGAAACTATTCTTATAAAGCTGTTTCTGATACAATGGTAACATTGAGAGTTAAAGAAGCAGAAAAAGAAGCAGGAATAATATCAATTCCGGTTAAGCAAGAATTAATAAGCTCTGAAATTTTAAGAGTAAATAAAAAGCAAAAAAATTCAAGCGAAACAGTTGAAACAATTCAATATGTAGATGTTGTTAAAATGACATTAAGAATATACGATATTGAATCTGATAAATTTATCGATGTAGAATCATTTGGTCGCGGTTTAGACAGTTCTGATAAAGGATTCGGGAAAGCTTCAACTTATGCTAGAAAATACGCTTTATTGAATGCCTATAAAATTGCAACAGGCGAAGACCCAGACGCAGAATTGAGTAAAAAAGAAACTGCAACTTCAAAAGATGAGATAAGAATAAAAGTAGTAGATTATTTAAGTAAAAATAATGAATACTGTTTAGATATAACAAAGCATTTTAAACTTTCTAGTTTAGATGATTTGACAAACGACCACGTATCTAAAATTTATTCTAATCTTCTAAAAAAGAAATTAATATGAAAAGTATGTATATAGGTAGTGGCGACACGTCCGCTATTTTAGCGGGTAAGAAAACACTTGCATATAAAAAGATTCTACAGCGATTTGTAAGCGATGAAAAGCCGCATTATAACGCTAAAGCTTCTCCGATTGATGCATTAAGAACTGGCGCAATACTTGAAGAAAGATATCATTTATATTTAGAAGATGATTTTTATCCTCAATGCTATGTTATTTGTGATGAATTTGATGTACTTAAATCAACTTTAGATTTTGCAAAATATAACGATAATAAAGTTATTGAATTCCAAGAATTAAAAACTTGTCAGTTTAATGACTTTTTAAAGTTGCAAAATGCCGATATTAACTATATAAAAAAGAACTATAAAAACAATTATAATCAAGTTCAACAACAATTATTATGTACTGGATTAGATAGTGCAACGCTTGTTTTTCTCGTTGTTTATGAGTATATTGATGAAGTAAATTATAGCAGAGATATTTTAGATGATGAAGTAATTAAATTTGAAATTAAAAGAGATGAAGATGTAATATCTAAAATAATTGAAAGGGCTTCATTTTTTCAAACAATTAAAGATTTATATAATGAAAATTTACGTTAAGAAAACATCAACTGGATTAGTTCCTATTTATAATTCAGATTACGAAGGATTAAAAGAATGTAAATTAAAGCTAGGTGAAGAATACGAAGTTGAGATTAAGAAGAAACGAAACTACAAATTTCACAAAAAATACTTTGCCTTACTTAATTTATGTTTTGAAAATCAAGATAAATTTGAAGATATAAATGATTTAAGATATTACTTAACAATGAAATCTGGATTTGTAAAAAAAATAGATACTGGAAACGGAATAATGCATATTCCTAAATCTATAAGTTTTTCAAATATGGATGAAATAGAATTCGATAATTTATATCAATTAACAATAACAACTGTATGTAATTTTATCGGAATAGAGAAAGAAGATTTATTAAATGAAATATTAAACTTTATGTAACTATGAATTTTGAATTTAAAGGACAATTAATTGAAAAATATGATACGATTCAAGTATCTGACAAATTTAAGAAACGTGAATTTGTATTAGTAAAAACTGAAATAGTAGGTCAACAAGAATTTACAGATCATGTTAAATTTCAATTAACACAAGATCGATGTAATTTAATTGATAATTACGCTGTAGGGAATGAGCTAAACGTATTTTTTAATTTACGTGGTAATCGTTGGGAAAAAGAAGGTAAGGTAAGTTACTTTACTAATCTTGATGTTTGGAAAATCGAAGGTGCAACCAGTGTAAATAATGCACCAGATGAAATACCCCCAATACCAACTGAAGAGGATGATTTACCATTTTAAAAACAGAAAATCATGTCATTAAGAACAGAAAAAGAAGTAAATAAAGAAATTCATGATAAGAGTTTACAAATAGATTATTTAGATGATTTTCTAAAAACAATTTATAAAGGCTCTGATGTTAAGAATAAAGTAGAAAAAGAACTAATAACACTAAGAAGGGAATTAGAATTATTAAGGTGGTTTATAAAAGATGATAATTTACCTTTTTAATTATGGAATTCAAGAATCAGAAAGAAATGTTTAATTACATTTGGGAAACAAGGGAGCATAAGTCTGAACTTTCAGGCTTACCCCTTTTGCCCAAAGGACACTTTCAATGGCACTGGCAATTTTTGCATGTATTACCAAAAGGCACTTATCCTAAATGGAAATTAAATCCAGATAATGTTTTACTAGGAACTGTAGCCGAACATGCAAATCAAGAATTGTATGAAGTATTTACAGAAAAGCACACTGAATTAAAACGACAATACTATAAAGAATTTTACGGAAAGGAGTTTGAATAATGAAAAAAGAACAATTCGATAATACTTATTTTAAAAAAGATCAAGTAGTAATTTACAGCCGAAAAAAGCACCTTTTAAAAGCCGTAGATTTCATTAGACGAGATTTTGGTATAGTTTTACCAAACAAAGCAGATGACATTGAACTTGGCTTAAAATGGGTCAGTTTTGCCCATTGTGATATAATCGATGATATTGATGAATCAATTAAAGAATTAGAGTTAAAAGATAAATTAAAAGAAATAGGTAAAAAATATTAGTTATGAGAAAGCGAGAAGTAAAGAAAATGATTAATTTTATGAAAAAACATAGAGAAAAAGGAATGGCTTCTTTTAATGTAACCACAACTAACGAAATGTTTATAATTTCAACTAAAACGTGGGATGGATATGAACAAGAAACTTTAAGATTAAAAGTTGATTTACGATAAACATGTTCTATAACATACAATCATTTTCAAATCGTATTATTTAATTGAGTATTTTTGATAAACTAAAATTTAATCATGAAAAAAATATCAAGAGAATACCTAAACAATCAAATCATTAACAAACTAGACTTTGAACAGTTTTATCTAGATTTTCAAGATAGAACAGAAAAAGACTATGAAGTAGAATATGAAGTTGACGGTTATAAATTCTTAACAGTTTTTACCGTTGAAGTACCTCACAACTATTCACCTAGAATTAAAGTAGAAAATGAATTTTGGGGAACTAGGATAAATGGAAAACAAGAAACTGAATTTAAAGCAATTTACCGATCAAATGGAAGTAAAACTTTAGATCAGCTTTTTGATGAGTGGATAGAAAATTATAAAGAGTGGTTATATGAGTAAGATAAGATTAGATTCAAATAATGCGTGCGTTTGGTGTGGAGAGCCAACAGATGAATTAAGGACAATTACAATTGATAATAAAAAAGTAGTTGTAAATCTTTGTAAAAAATGCGAGGATAGAACAGAAAAAGAGATTGTTGAATTAATAGGGAAATTATAGATGGCAAAGCGCAAGATAAAACTTTGTAAAGGATTCGATCATAACAGATGTAAAACTTGCAAACGTAAAGATAAAAAATCTGAACCATTAGTTCAATCATTAGCACCTGATGGAACTTGTATTTATTTTGTTCAGGATGCAAAAGTAATTAATAGACCAACTAAATTCTATTATGATTGAAATAACTAACGAAGATAATATGGAGCTTATGGCTCGTTATGCTAATAATTATTTTGAATTAGCTATAGTTGATCCTCCTTATGGAATAGGAATAACTGGGACAGTAGGTGGGGATAAACCTTTTGGAAGTAAAAAAACACAAGTGGGGGGGGGAAAAGTTGCAAAATGCAAGATTTATAATTCATTTGATGATACTAAATCTCCAGATATAAAATATTTTAATGAACTAATTCGAATATCTAAAAATCAAATTATATTTGGAGCTAATCATTTTATATCTAAAATTCCTTATGATAGTTCTTGTTGGATTGTATGGGATAAAGATAATTCAGGTAATTTTGCGGATTGTGAACTTGCGTGGACATCTTTTAAAACATCAGTAAGGAAATTTAAATGGCGATGGAATGGTATGCTACAGCAAAACATGAAAAATAAAGAAGATAGGATACATCCTACCCAAAAACCAGTTAAACTTTATGAATGGTTATTAATGAACTATGCTAAACAAGGAGATAAAATATTAGATACGCATTTAGGTTCTGGAAGTATTGCGATCGCTTGCCACAATTTAGGCTTTGATTTAACAGCTTGTGAATTAGACAAAGAGTATTACGATGCTGCAATTAAACGATTAAATTTACATAAAAGTCAAAAAAGATTGTTTTAAATTTTGCAGTCTCATTTATTTAAACTATATTTACAGTCTCATAGATAAATATCCCCGTTGGTAGAGGTGGTTCGAAGGGGATTATTTTTTAAACTAAAAGTTACAAATATGTTCAGATTAAAGGTGTTAAAATTAATTAATGATTATGGAATTAAAAGAGAATATATTATTGAACTAATAAGTTCTAATAGAAATTCTTTTCAAAAGAAAATGAAAGGTGAAGTTGAATTTTCTGAGCATGAAAAGGAATTGATTAAAAATAAATATGGTAGTATAATGTAATTTTTTTTAAATATTAATTAACAAAAAAGTAAAATTATGAAAGACAATGGATTAATAGTAGTAATTATTTATTTCGTAGTTGTAGCCTTTTTGGTTATTGGAGAAATAAAATGTATAGTAAAGGCTGTAAAATGTAATTGGGAACCAATTGGAAAGGCTGAAATAATTTATACTGCATCAGCATGTACAGGAATTGGAACTATAGTTGGATGGATTGACATTGAAGATAAATAATTCCTAAATGGTTCTTGCGTGGTTCGATTCCACGCATAGGAACAATAACACATAATAAAAGCTACATTAACACCTTAATTAAGTATTAATACATTGTAAATGATGTATTGTTAAATTTATAATAGGAATATGGCCAAAGATAAAAAAGGATTCGTTTTATATGCTGATCAAAGAAGCACTTTTGATAAATTACCTGACGATAAGGCTGGGGAGTTAATAAAACATATATTTGCATATGTAAACGATGAAGATCCTGAACCAAAAGATTTAATTATAGACATTGCATTTGAGCCAATAAAGAATCAATTAAAAAGAGATTTAAAAAAGTGGGAAGAAATAAGAGAGAAGAGAAGTAAGGCTGGCAAAATAAGTGCCGAATCAAAGAAACAAAAACAACATGTGTTAACAAATGTTGAAAGTGTTGATCAAACGTTAACAAAATCAACTGTAAAAGATACAGTAAATGTAAATGATAATGTAAATGATAATGAAAGTGTAATAAATACAATAGGATTTATTTCTAAAAAATTTGGAATAAGCGAAGTAAAACATTTCCTTAATTATCGAACTATTCATAATTGTGTCGTATGTCAATTTAATTTAGGAGATGAGCTATTTAAACATTTTAAAGATCAAGTGTGGAATTATTTTATCTATAAAGACTTAGCACAAGAAAAACTTCATTCATTTAAAGGATTCATAGGAAATCCAGAAGAAAAATATATAAATGGTGGATGGAATGCTGAAAACTGGATTAAAAAACACAATGATTTAAAAGCTAAAGAAGCTGGAATCGATAGCGTTGTTTATCCATCTGATGATAACGAAACAAAAAAATATCCCTCAAAAAAGAGAAATTATAATGAAACTGATCTTACTAAAATAGGAGATTTAAAGAAATAAAACACAAGAATAACGAATTAAGAAAATAGAATTATGAAAGATAAAAACGATTTAACAGAAGAAATGATAAACAAATACAGAACCAAATTTGGATGTAAAAGTACTGAAATATGTTGGTGTGAAATATGTACTTCAATAGAAAAAATAGTACTTGATACACTAGAATATGCAAAGAATAAATTGGATGAGTAATATAAACCTAACAGAAGCCGAAACAGAACGTATACTAAGAATAGTAAAACTATACGGTCAAGATAAAAAAGTTCTTTTAAGGCGTGAACTTGAAGAACTTGTTTTAAAATCAAAAACATCAGTAAAATATCAATTAACTAGAAAAAAATATTATAAACCTGTTATAAAACATAAAAGTTAAATTGATTTTTAAAGTATTAAAGGTTAAATTTGGTGAAAAATGAACGCTAGTTATGAAAAATGAACGCCCTATATATATGGCACGTGAACTCGATAATGCAGATGATAGATGTCACGTTTTTACGGGTATAAACGTGACAAATATAAGATGAAGCTTTTTAGAACGGACTCGCAGGATGTTCAAGTCAATAGGTTTTGAGAATTTTAATTTTTCACCAGAGAAAATGTGGGACGGTAAAATTAAATATTATATTATTGCGGCGCAGATAGCCGTACTGAAATTGATTGAAATTAGGAAATAAATTTTTAACTTAAAATATAAACCATGACTAAATTAGAGTTATTAATTATCAAATGGCAGAAAGAGTTGGATTTTATAGAATCTAATTTACTTAAATGCATAGATGAAAATAATAATGATGATGAACGATTTTATTCTGGTAAGAAAATCCGACTCGTATTATGTATAGAAGAACTTAAAAATTTACCGAATGAACTCAAAGGTGTTAGCAATAACGAGCAAAATAAAAATATTTACGATCGTGTTTTATGCACTTATGACAAAGTATGTACTAAAGATATAACAGAATGTATTACGTGTAAGTATAGTAATGAGTAAATTGTATTTTGCGCCCGCTAGATGCGGCGTTATTGCTAACGGCTGCGATAAACGTAGTTTATAAATTGAGTAGAGATTTATTTTTAAAAGCGAAGCGTAGGGAATTTTTTATTAATTTAAATTATATAAAATGAAACAGTATCACAAAATTCAAACGGTATATTTCAGAGACCCTGAAAATAACCATAAAACATTACTTGAAGGAACTTGGGCTAAGCCAGAGTTTGAACTATTAAAAGACATTGATTGGATTTGCACTGAAAAGATTGACGGCACAAATATTCGTATTATGTGGGATGGTGAAAATGTACGATTTGGAGGAAAAACAGATAATGCACAAATACCAACTATCTTAATAGAGGCATTGCAAGATACATTTACAAATGAAATAATGAAAGAGTGTTTTTCTGACTCTGATAATGTTTGCTTGTATGGTGAGGGATATGGTAAAAAGATACAAAAAGGAGGAAATTATTTATCAGATAGGGCAGATTTTATTCTGTTTGATGTAAAAGTTGGTGATTGGTGGTTAACAAGAGAAGCAAATGAAGATATTGCAACCAAACTTAATATTGGAGTAGTTCCTATTATTGGAACTTGGAAATTAGAAGAAGCAATTGAATATGTTAAGAATGGTTTTAAATCTACTATTGCCGAAAATAAAGAATATTTAGCTGAAGGATTAATAATGAAGCCAGTAACTGAACTGTTTAATAGAAAAGGCGAACGAGTAATTACTAAAATTAAACACAAAGATTTTTCTAAGTAATTTCGAAGAAATTATAAAGTGCGGTGGGGCTTTTTAAAATAAATATTGAGAACAATTTTTAAACTCAAAAGAAATTGATTAAGATACTGTCTAAATTACGTTTATCGGTTGTTATGTTCCGTTATCGTAGCGGACAGATAGAACCTTTTGAGATTATCGCAGCCGTTAGGCATAAAAATTTTAGGAAATGGAAAACTTAAAAGACAAAGTTTACAACTTTAAAACAAAGAACAAAGAAGGTTTCACTAACAAGGAAATGGAAACTTTATTAAAAGATTATCCAAACATACACATGGATAAGTTTAACAACGCAATGATGGGGAATACCTGTATGATAATAGATGAAGAAATAATAAACTACCATTGTGATGTTTTATCTGCATTGCGCTGTGGGTTAGAAAATAGAAACCTTCGTTATTATGAATGGGATTAGCTTATTTGTGTGTAAGCAAAGAAGAAGGGCAGCGTTAGCTGCTTAGGATGGGCGGGAATTTTTATGCCTAACACCTTTGAGTGTATGCGTTGCAAATCGTGAGCGATAGCGGAGATAATGGAAGCATAACACACGGCAAGTAGTGGATGGGAATTTTAGAACATATATTAATATAAACACTTAAATTAATTAGAAATGAATAAATTATTTGAAGTATCACCACCGACAATGCCAAATTTTGTTAGGTTTAAAAAAGAAGCTGGATTGAGACAAGATGGATTTAAGGTTGATGAAGGGTTTCCGATAATTAACTTTACAAGAGAAGAGGCAGAAGAATACGGACAGTTAATGAAGGACACCTTTATAAAACATTGGGAGCGTAAGAAAGGCTTAAACGAGGTATAGCGCATAATTTATATTTGGTGTTGTATGGTGGGATGGATTTTTGAGCGAGGGCATCTGTTGCGCTAGATAAACTAACTAAAATAGAATATGATGAATTACAGTAAAAACTATTTTGAAACTATAAATACATTTAGCGCAATAGCATACAACAGTTTGGCGTGTATGCGTAGTTGTAACGATTTTGCCTAATTAATTATAAGTGCCAGACCTTATATTCAACGATTATAAGGCTACGGACTTATACTGATTATTTTATAGGGCAAAAAGAAAGTTACAAACTAGCATCGATTGATCATACAATTACGCATGACACGATAGTTACACATTGTGTACCGTCGAGTAAGAAAAAATTAACAATGAAAAACACATAAAATTATGAGTAAACCAAAAGTTATTTGTATTTGCGGGTCAACGCGATTCGCTGATCTCCATGCTATAAAGCGTTGGGAATTTGAAAAAACAGCAGAAAACATATGTCTTATGATTAATTACCTTCCAGAATGGTATGCTAAACAAGAATTTGGCGATGGTAAGAACGATCATTTCGGGGAGGCTTGCGGATTAGAAGCATCATTGGATAAATTACACTTCGCAAAGATTGATCTATGTGACGAAGTTTATGTAATTAATTACGAGGGTTATATTGGAGAAAGTACAAGAAATGAGATTAATTATGCTAAAGGCAAAGGTATTCCGATTATTTATATGGAGGAAACTCTAAACGAATAATTTTATGCAATCGAACGCCAAACTGTTACACATAATGAGTGTAACAGGAGCGTAGCGGGTTACACGTCCCCTCGACGGGGCATTATGTGTAACAGCCAAGAATAAGGGAAGGTTTTAAGATGCCTTCGATTACAGAAGTTAATTATTAAACTAAAATAAATATTATCATGAATACAGGATGGATTTACAAACAGTTCAAATTTAATATGAGCACAAAAAAGATGTCAAACATAATGTACGCACTTATCATGACAAAAGCTTCTATGACAGGATCGCATGGTATAGGGATTTATGAATATGATAGAAGTATAAATTGCAGACATTATGTTGATATAATGATACACATTAATCCATGCGAGACGGATAATTTTGAAAAAATAGCTCATGTTAAATTATCTGATCCTATAAAAGTACATTTAAATAGTGAATAATATTTATCCTTAATAATGGTATCTTAAAACTTGCCCTTTATTCATAGTTATACATTGTGACTTTAGGATGAAGTTTATTAGAACACAAGTTTTAAGGTGTGAAGGACTATTCTTGGCTGTTATAGCATAATGGGTTTTGGTTTTTGCGCTAAGGAGCGAGGGCATTTAGGGAAGGACAGCGAGTCATTATGCTATAACACTGAGAAAAATATGGGATGGCTTTTTAAGGGCAAATCATAGAAGTTAAATAAAAGAATTAAACATTAATATTAATATAAAACAAAAATTATTATGCAAACATTTAAAAAAATTCACAGAGTATTTGCTTTTATCATGTTTATATTATCGATAATTGCTTGGGTGTACTTTATTTATGAGAGTATGTTATTGGAAATGTGGATAGCAAATATTTTTACATGGATTGGTGCTATTCTAATTTATCTTTCTGACGAATAATTTTTGAACTCATAGCGAAAGCCCTTAAAAAGCTTTCCTATGATTTTTTAGTTAGCATTTGCAATATTAGGAGATAAACTTATCAGATACAATATGAACATACAGCCGAGGGACGGCATATTTTTCTCAGTGTTAGCCTCAAGAATATTAGGTTTTTGCGCTTTGACGAGGAAGGGCGAGGAACGAGCTAGGAGGGGCGTATTGTTGAGGCTAA